GGGGAGGTAGGTCTTGCCCTTGGCCTTGACCTCGTCCTCTCCAGCGCACGCATCGCGGACCTTATCCCAGAGCGGCTTGAACTTGTCGTAGTCCGGATGTGTGTAATCAGTGGTCATCGCTAGTATTCCAAAGCCCCTTGCTGATTTTGATTTCCAGCGTGACCTGCTCGTTTCCGAACTCCACGCGGAAGAAGTCCACCTTCGCGGACTGATCTGTCAGGCCGAACGCCTCCAGGGCCTCGGCTACCTTTGCTTCCAGGTTCATGCGACGAACCTCATATCCATTGAATGCACCGGGATCGGGCGCAGGGCACCGAACACGGCGTAGGACACGGACAACACGAGGTCATCGTTCTGACCCTCGCGGGCCTTGAACTCTTGGTTTCCGTGCGAATTGATCTGGACGCGGAACTCCATCAGCTCGCGCTCCAGCGTGTCGGCCAGCTCCAGCTCCTGGGCGAAGCCAAGGCGTCCGGTCTGCATCTCGATCTGCACCCGGTTGACCAGCTCGGCCTTGCCGACGCTCCAACCGTAGGGCTGTTGTTTGCCTCGCCGCGCGATCCGGTAATCATCACGCCGTGGAGGTTCCGGACCTTCGCCGCCTTGAGCATGTCGAAGGGGCCACGGCCCACGCCGGTGATGTCCATGTAAGACGTGACGCCGGAGAGGATCGGCTGCTGTAGCAGGTTGGCGATGATCTCCACCTGCTTGGGGTAGTACGTGCCCAGCGGGATACGTTGCAGGTGGACAAGGTCCAGGCGGGTCGGAGTCGCACGGGCTTCCTGCCGGGCTTCCTCCACCACCGTCCGATGCACGTCCGGACGGGGCACGGCCCTAATGCGCTCTATTACAGAGATGGCGGTCCAGTCATTGACCTGGCCCACGTCGATCCCTGCAAAGAAGTCGTGTTTGAATTCAATCAGGCTCACGCGGCCTCCTTCAATCGCTTGAACAGGGGCACGATGTCCGGACGCCTCGCGGCCAGAATCACCTCCGTGGGGAAGAACTGTTGTTCGGCGTCCAGCCACTCCAGGAGGAACTCTTGCCGGAACTGGATATCCGTAAGCAGGGTTCGCTGGCGGGCTAGCTCTCGCTGGGAGAGCCGGGGCAGCTGATCCACGGAAACCGTGAGGCGACGCCATGCGTCTCCGCCGTGGTGCCATGCGTCGTGGAACCACCCGCGTGCACCGTTGGGCGTGGAGGCGCAAATGAGCTGGCCGTTAGTGGCCGAGAGCATCGGTGCGATCTTCGCCAGGGTGTCATCCCCGGTGAACGCCGCCTCGTCGATCAAGGCCCGCTTGGCGGAGTAGCCGCGGACGGATTCCACGGTCGAGGGCTTGGCGAGGATGCGAGACCCGTTGCTAAAGATCAGCTCATCGCCCGACCGGGTCACGTTGGGCAGGTCGCCAATCTTGGAAAGCTCCGAGTGCATGGCGTAGGCCTTCTCAAAGACTTCCTGCGCCTGCTGTTGCTTCTCGCCGGCAAGGATCACCGTGTCTCCCGGGTCGAAGCAGGAACCATGCAGCAGCTTTACTGCGCAGGTCTGCGACTTGCCGGACTGTCGGGGCCATACCACTAGGGTCTGCGGGTCCTCGCACTCCAGAAGCTCGATCTGGTGCGGGTCCGGCTCGAAACCGGCATCCCGCATCATTAGCACCGGGTCCAGCCGCCAGGAGATCGCACGGCGGACCCTGTCACTCGTCGTCATCAGGCTTATGCTCCAGGACCTGCTGCGAGGCGAACGCCGCCGCGACCGCCTTGCGGGCTTCGGGGAAGGGCTTGAGGACCTCACTCACCAAATCCATAAACGTGGTGATGTCGCCAAGCAGCAGGTTGTTATTGGTGACGGTCTTCCGGCCCGGGACCATGCCCGCGTACTTCGCCAGAAGCTCGTAGACGCCGCGCAGCTCCCGGTGCACCGGGACGCACTTGTCATGTCTCCCGGACTTCTCAAGCTCGTCCAGGAGGAGTAGGAGCCGCTCGCGCTGCGCCCGAAGGCCGAGGATCGCGTTCTCGCCTTCCTGGCGAATGACATCCTCGATCTTCTGGTCCGTCGCATCGGGTGCGTTGAACCGGAGTCGGGCCATCTGGTCCTGCGTCATGTGCCGGTCCCGGTGGCGCTCCAGGGAGGCGCGGGGGATGCCGTACTTGGCGGCAATCCCCGACATCGCTCCGTGCTGGCCCTTAATGCAATTGGCGATGGCGAACTCGATCCGTTCCCGCTCCGGATGGGTGCAGGTTCTACAGGCAGGCATGAGCTTCTCCTTTAGCCATTGGCGTATCCCCTGGGNCGCACGCCCCAACGCTGCCCGGCGACTGAATCCGCCTGACCGCTGCCGATGGCTTCCAGGACGATGCTCGTCACCCACTTCTTGCCGTCGAACCGGAGATCCGAGGTCTGCGCTTCCATGCGCGTGCCGCTCTTGTTCTCGATGTTGATCTCNACGCTCGGGCCGCCAGCNGTGGGNGCGCGAATNCCGACNGGNCCGCCGTTGGCGTAGCCCCNGCAGGCCGCGCCGCATGGCTTCCACGACGCCAACACCACCGGCGCGGGCAATGTCTGCCTGCGACCAGACAACTTCACCGCGATGCACTACACCGGCGGGCTGATGCTTGCCGCCGTTGCCGGTATAACCACCCTCTGCGTATCCCCAGCCTCCACGGTACAGACTGATGAGATCGCCCACGATTCCGGTGGAGCCGGACTGCGCGGTGAACTGCTGCAGGATCTGCGCAGCCATGACTTCGGCTGCCATGCGCCTCAGCGTGGTGGCGAAACTCTCAAACATCCCGTCGAGGCCATCCGCGAAGGGATCGAACANGAAGTCGGCGAAGGAGTCTTGTATGTTCCGAGAGGCCTGATCCGCCGCAACCTCAATCGCCTTAAACGCTTCCGTGTAGTCAGCACGCATTGCCTCCAGGGCGTTCTGTCGGATGATGGTGTCGGCCTCATCCATGTAATCCATCATGTCGAGCAGGTAGGCGCGGTCCCGAATCTGGTCCGCGAGCTTCTTGTCGATCGCGTCAAGCCCCTTTAGCTCGATGTCGTAGGAGGCAGCGGCAACGCGGCTCCGGTCGTTGTAAAGCGCGATCTGCCGCGCGAGGGAGGCGTTCTGCGACTCGAACTGCTGGAGAATCCGGTCGCGGTCCTTCTGCTCCTGCGTCCTCTCGTCTTTCTTCTTGGCGGTCCGGCGCGCATAGGACTCCTCGATCTGGGAGATGCGCTTGGTGGCTTCCTCCTGCTTGATGATTCCCTTGGTCACTAGGTCGTTGACCTCGGAGATCTCCCGGCGCTTGCGGGCCGACTCATCGAGATAGCGCAGCTCGTCGGCCATGAACCGTTCGCGCAGCTTCCGGCGTTCCTCGTCCTGATCCAGCAGGTCCTTGGCAGCGGTAGAGTCCATCGGGCCGTAGATGCCGGCCCACTGCACATCCACCGGAGCCGGTCCAGCGCGGGACTGCAGGAAGCTCTTGCCAAGGGCATTGATGAGCGTGGTGTTGGTCGCCCAGTCCGGAACCAGGGACAGCTGCGGGAAGGCAGCCTCAAAGCTCGGCTTCCGGACCTCGCCCTGGCGCTGGATGACCCGCTCCAGCAGGCCCATGTAGGTGGAGATTTCACCCGTGGCACCGGAGGTGGCGTCCTTGATGTCGCCCCACCAACGGCTGATCGCCGGCAGCGACTCCCGGGCCTTGTTCGATACGTCCGAGAGGTGCTCGCTGTAGGCGCGGATCGCCTCGGCGGCTGCGTCCTGCTGGCGACCTTCCTCGATCAGGGCACGGATGCGGTCGAACTGGGTCCGGGTCAGGAAGTGCTCGGTCTCGTTGAGCTTGACCAGGGCTTGCACTGGCTCCCGTCCCAGCTCAACAAACTTCTTGACCGTCTCGTCTACCGCCTGCCCGGTGGAAGCCTTCATCAGGGCCGCAGCACGGGCGACCTGCTCGAACTGCTCCCCGGCAAACCGTCCGGACTTGGCAACCGACAGCAGCGCCTCGGACGCACCGCCACGGGTCACGCCGTCGAGGGTGTCCAGCTGGCCGGTCATGTCCCGCAGCTGCTGGGCCGTCTTGCCCGCAAAGCCGCCGGTCTGGGCTAGGGCGACGTTGAAGTCCGACAGGGCGCTGGCGTTGGCGTTCCAGGCCGCACCGAGGGCCACGAATGCACCGGCTGCCAGAGTCGCCGGGCTGATGAGGGCGGCGATGTAGCCCGCAGAGGCGCGAAGGGCCGGGCCGATGCCGCCGAACACGTCCTTCAGCTGGCCGCCCTGCTGCAACAGCACCTGCAACGGCTTCTGGCCCGTAGCCAGACCGGTGAAGATGTCCGTGAACTGCATCGGCAGCTGACGGGTCGCCTGCTGGAGCTGCTTGGCCGAGAGGGCGGCTCGCTCCATCTGGGGGGCAACCTTGCCGACGGTGCTGGCTGCGGTGGTGCTGGACTTGCCCAGCTTGTCCAAGTCAGACGCGGCCTGCTGGACGCCATCGGTGGTGACTTTGATGCCGAGGCTGGCAATGGAAAGGGTCATCTGGATTCCTTAGCCCTCGGACAGCTGCGCCTGACGCCTTGCGTCGTGGGCCAGGAGTTCCCGGGCACGGTTGAAGTCAATGAACTTGGCGGCCTGCTTCTGCAGCCG